CCAACGCACTTTTAACATTTGCAAACACTTTGTGGCACGCTTTTTGCTATGGGTCGCCCTTACCGTTTTTTAACATTTGGCGGCGCACTTTGGCACGGTTTTTGCTATGCGTGTGCGCCCGATGCACAAAATAAAATGTTTCACGTGGAAACAACACCAAGAGTTAATAAAAGTTAAAACGAAAATAATTTGTGCTATTATGCTTGTATGTTAGAAAAAAGTTGTATCTTTGCAGTGTTCAATTAAACGATTTGAAAATATGAAAGAGTTACTACAACATTTCAGAGATCAACCGAAAAAAGCAATTAAAGAAGTTGCAATGTGTGTTATGATTTTCGCCGTATGTGGTGCGATGTTGTTTCTATCTGCAATCTTGCAGGGGTGTACCGTTTCAAAGGGTACAACGGTACGGGGCAAAGCAACTATAATAACAACCGATACAACGGTAGTTAAACACAACGGTACGTTGAAGTTTAAGAAGTCTATGTTTAACAATTAAAAGTTTACTACAATGGAAGAAAAAAGAAACACATTTGACGAATTTTCGTTTGCCGCTTTGTCGGCGTTGGGTAGCCTTATGGCGTGTAATGAAGTTTGCCGCAACCAACGGGCAGTTATGAAAATAAACCGCTTTCGTGCGTGGCTTATGGACTTGAAACCGCAAGCCAACCCCGAACCGTATTTGCCGTTTGACGGTGAACCGCAAGGACAGACAGCCGAATAACAATTAACACCAAGTTTAACAATTAAAAGATTACTACAATGAAAAGTTTTGCAAGTAAATTTAACAAGACAACTTTCGGGATTGATACAACCGATTTTCAGTACACCAAGTTAGCCGGTATTTTCAATTCTGAAAATGAGGGTGGCGAAGATGTGATACACAAGATTAACGGGCTTTATGTCCACAAATCCCAGTTAGGCGACAGCCCCGTAATTATTGATGAGGAAAACAAACGGTTGGTGAACCTACCAAGCCACACCGCCGAAACGGTGCGTGAAATACTTGCCGATGATGAGGCGGTACAAAATATCAAAGACGGCAAAGTCGGGTACACGATTTACGAGTACGAGAGCCACTGCAAGAAGTGTTACTCTATTTTGTTTGTGGACTTGTAAGAGTTTGGAAAGTTATGTTTAACTTTGTAGGGGTTGCAATGTTTGTAACCCCTATTTAATATAACAGCGTTATGGCAAAGTTAGGTTTCAAGATTAAATTTACAAAGTCTGTATTTGGAGCAACCCAACGGGCGAAAATCAAAAAAGAGATATTGCAAGCCGTGGAAAGCAGCCCCGAATATCGAAAAGAAATTGCAAGGGTTTTTCAAATGGCGAACCGCCGAATACAGAATATAGAGCAAAGCGGACAACTATCGCCAGCCGTGCAAGCGTTAAACAAAGGTGATATAAAAGGCTTTACCAAATTCAGTATGAAAGGTGACTGGAACACCCTAAAAATCGAGTACGGCAAGGCGATTTCGTTTTTACGCCAGCCAACCAGTACGGCGCAAGGTGCAAGGCAGTACGGGCAACATTTGCAACGTATGTACGATTTAACGCCCGATGAGTACAACCTTATGGCAAGGAACTTGCAGGGCAAGTTAAACAGCGTTTCGGATAGTGATTTCGTGGAACGGTATTTGATGCGGTACAAGGATTTCACGGGCGAAATGGAGCAAAGCGCAAGCGATATAAGCACCCAAATAGAAAGTGAAGCGCAAAGCATATCACGGGCGATTGATGCGGAAATAGAAAGGCAGGCAAATGAAGTTGCGGACGCAATGGATGATATGCAAAACGATATAGAGCGCATTTTGCGCAACTTTAATAAGTTTGGGTTATGAAAAAAATACCTTTTGAGTTACAAGAAAGAATAAACAGCCCGACCGAAATAACCGAAATACTGAAAGCCGCCGTAAACGAAAAGAACATTATCGGAAACAGCAAGGGAGAAAGGTTTTACAATATCCCGTGCGCCTTTGATATTGAAACAACAAGTTTTTACCGTGATACGGACGGACGGGCGTACACTTACGAGCAAGTACAGCAAATGACAGATGCCAACGGGCGCAAGGCGAAATTAGAGAAAGCCGCTATAATGTACGTTTGGCAATTCGGGATAAACGGTTATTTGGTTATGGGTAGAACGTGGGGCGAATTTGTTACGATGATGCAGACCGTAAGCGAGGTTTTAGGGCTGAATGACAAATTACGCCTTATCGTGTTTGTACATAACTTATCGTATGAATTTCAGTTTTTGCGCAAATGGTTTGAGTGGAAACGTGTGTTTTCCATAGACCTACGAAAACCGATATACGCAATAACAACGGGTAACATAGAGTTTCGATGCAGTTACTTACTTTCGGGGTATTCGTTGGCGAAATTGGGTGAACAGCTTATGAAATACAAGTGTGCAAAAGCCGTGGGAGATTTGGACTACCAGCAAATAAGGCACAGCGAAACGCCTCTGACTGATGCGGAAATACACTACTGCATAAACGATATTAAAGTCGTGATGTGCTACATACAAGAACGTATCGAGGAAAGCAAAGGGATAACGCACATACCGATAACAAAGACGGGGTTTGTGCGCAAGTATTGCCGTGCGCATTGTTTGCGTGAAAAGAGCGATACCGGAAAGACAGTGCCGAACTGGGACTATGTGAACTTGATGCAGGAACTACAAATTACGGGTATGAACGAATTTAATATGCTGCAACGTGCGTTTGCAGGCGGTTTTACACACGCCAACGCCGAATATACAGACGAAATAATGTGCAACGTGGATAGTTACGACTTCACCAGCAGTTACCCGTATGTAATGATAGCGGAAAAATACCCGATGTCGCAAGGCGTTGCAATCACGGTTAAGAGTACGGCGCAATTTGAGTTTCTGATTTCAAAGTATTGTTGCGTGTTTGATATTGAGTTTACCAACATATTTGCCAGCGAAACGCAGGACACCCCGATAAGCGCAAGCAAATGTTTTGTGAAAGAAAACCCGTGCGAAAATAACGGGCGTATTGTGGCGGCTTCAAAAATAGCACTTACAATTACTGATGTGGATTTCCACATAATCAAAAACTTTTATTCGTGGGAACGTATGCGAGTGGGGCAAATGTATTGTTACAAAAAAGAGTATTTACCGACACCGTATGTAAAATCTATCCTGCATTTGTACGAAAGTAAGACGAAATTAAAAGGCGTTGAGGGCAAAGAAGTGGAATACCTTAACAGCAAGGAAATGTTAAACAGTTGTTACGGTATGAGCGTAACAAACCCGTTGCGTGATGAATTTACATATAACGGCGAATGGGATATTAACGCAATGACAGCCGAACAAAAGCAGGAACTATTATACAAGTACAACACCAGCAAAAACCGTTTCTTGTTTTACCCGTGGGGCATTTTCGTAACAGCATACGCACGGCGCAACCTTTTTACGGGCATACACGAAGCAAAAGACGATTACATATACAGCGACACGGACAGCATTAAGATAATGAACGGCAAGGCGCACGAAGCATATTTCAAGGCTTATAATATGCAGGTGCAAATGAAATTGCGTGCCGCCTGCAAACACCACGGTTTGCCGTTTTCGCTTTGCGAGCCGCAAACGATAAAAGGCATAACAAAGACTTTGGGCGTGTGGGATTTCGAGGGTACATATACACGGTTTAAGACGTTGGGAGCTAAAAGGTATATGGTGCAAGAACCGAACGCACTAAAAGCAGGCGGACGGGCATACGATTTCAGTTTAACCGTGTCGGGCGTAAACAAAAAGGCGGCGATACCGTATCTTATTGAAAAGTACGGCGCAAACGGGATATTTGATGCGTTTACCAACTATTTGGATATACCGCCGCAAGCAACGGGCAAAAACATACATACTTACATAGACTACGAGATACAAGGCGAGATAACCGACTACAAAGGCAGCACGGCGCATTACAACGAACGCACGGGCGTACATTTAGAGCCAACCGGGTACAGTCTTTCCCTTTCGGTTATGTATATAAACTATTTGCGAGGTATTAAATTTAAGGACTAAAATAATAAGAGTATGACAACAAGAAAGACAAAGACAGACAAGCCGAAATTTTACGACTTGAAAGCGATTTTAAGCAAAAACGCCGATTATAACGTGATATTCGGCGAACGGTCAAACGGTAAGACTTACGCCGCCTTAAAATATGGTTTGGAAAACTATATCAAGACGGGCAAACAAATGGCGTATATACGCCGTTGGCGTGAGGATTTGAGGGGCAAACGTGCCGAAAGTCTGTTTGCAAATCACGTGGCAAACGGTCTTATTGAGGAACTGACAGAGGGCAAATTTAACGAAGTGTTCTATATGTCTAACAAGTGGTTTTTATCTTACTACGATGCAAAGAAAAACAAGCGGACACCCGACCCGACCCCGTTTTGTTACGGGTTTTGCCTTTCAGAGCAGGAACACGAAAAAAGCAGTAGTTACCCGAATGTTACAACGATAGTCTTTGACGAGTTTCTGACACGGCGGTATTATTTGCCCGATGAGTTTATGTTGTTTATGAACCTTTTGAGTACGATAATACGCCAGCGCAACGATGTTAAGGTTTTTATGCTGGGGAACACGGTAAACAAGTTTTGCCCGTACTTTACGGAAATGGGTTTGAAGCAAGTGCCGTTTATGGAGCAGGGAACGATAGATATATACCGCTTTGGCGAACACGGCGCAATCGTGGCGGTTGAGTATTGCAGCACGATAGTACAACACAAAGCCAGCAACAAGTATTTTTGTTTTGATAACCAAAACTTGCAGATGATTACGGGCGGCAAATGGGAACTTGCAGTATATCCGCATTTACCGTGCAAGTACAAGCCGCAAGATGTGTTATTTGTGTACTACATTAAGTTTAACGATGTTGTTTTGCAGGGTAACATTATCCAAGTAGGCAACGAATGTTTTACGTATATCCACGCAAAGACAACCCCGATAAAAGATGAGGAAAACAGCCTTATTTATTCGCTGGAAATGAACGGCAAACCGAACTACAAACGCAAGTTGTTAAGTACGGCAAGTTATGTTGAACAACAAGTTGCACGGTTTTTCGCAATAGACAAAGTTTTCTACCAAGACAACGAAGTTGGCGAGATAGTACGCAATTATTTAATTACAAGCGCAAAGACAAACATTGTTTCGCTGAAATGAAAATAACGGCGGTTTGGTGCAAATTTCGTGCCAAACCGACCGTTTTACGAAATAAATGCCTATCTTTGCAAGTAACTAAATAATAACGATATGGACGCAAATACTATTATTCAAATCATTTCAAGTTTGGGTTTTCCGATTGTGATGTGTGGCGCATTGTTTTGGTATATGGTGAAACAAAGTCAGGCGCACCAAGACGAAACGGAACACCTCAAGGACACGATTGCAGAAAATACGAAAGTATTAGCCGAATTAACAACGCTTATTAAAGTTTTGACCGATGAGAAAGAAAGATAACATTTACAAGTTGTACCAGCAACAAGTAAGAGACAAAGACACCGCCGTAACTGAATTTATGGCGAACACGTTGGCGAAAACTCAAAGTATGTTTGAGTATGAGGGTTTGCCCGACAGCATACCGCAAAAAGAATTGGAGCGGCTTTTGCAGACCACGGGCAACGCCTTTGTTACCAGCGTGGAAGGGGTTTTGTATGCGCTTTCGGGCGGCAAAGGCGGCGAACCCGATGTTTACGGACGGGCAACGCTTTACACCGTGGCGAACCCTGCATTAAAGCTAAACAAAACCTACGATATTCAGAAAGACGGGGTTTTGATTGAGAATGACAGCAACGGCGAAAGCCTTTTGCCGCTTATCGGGCGTTATGCCGTCTTACATACTGACGGGCTTATTTCGTTGAACACGGCAAGCATTTTGACCCGTATTACAATGCTGATAAGTGCCAGCGATGACAAGACAAAACAGAGTGCCGAGGAATTTTTGCGCAAGATACAAGACGGTGAGTTTTCAATTATCGGGGAAAACGCATTTTTCAAGGGCGTAAATATGCAGACAGCCCCGACCACAAACAGCGTGTACATTACACAACTTATTGAACTGATACAATACTACAAAGCGAGTATGTACAACGAATTGGGACTAAACGCAAATTATAATATGAAGCGTGAAAGGCTCAATTTGGGCGAGGTATCTATGAATGTGGACGTACTTTTGCCGTATGTGGATAATATGCTAAAAGAAAGACAAAATGCAGTTGAGAAAATTAACGAAATGTTTGATACCGAAATTTCGGTTAAACTTGCTTCAAGTTGGGGTTTGGAAAGGGATAATTACAACGCTTTGGCGGCTGATTTGGAAACGGCAAAGGAAAACCCCGACCCGACAGACGAACCCGACCCGACAGAGGAAAACACCGAAACAACGGGAACGGACGGAAACGACACGGAAACGACAGAAACGGAAACGGAACAAACCGAAACGACCGAAACAGAGGAAATCAAAGAAACGGACGGGAACGACACCGAAACGGAACAAACAGAAGAAACAGAAGAAAACAAAGACGATAAGCAATGAAATACAGCGAACTATTTACAAAGGGTAACGGGATATTCGCAACGGTTTTCAAGACCGAATACCCGACAAGATCGGAAGAGCGGTTCAG